TTGAGGCTACTACTCATATAAACTACAACTCAATCACTGTATCTATTGACTACGCTGAAAGACAGCAAGGTTTCTTAGATGCACCTTGGTACTATGTTCCGGTGAGTATCGGATGGTACTGTTATAACAATTAGGAGAATACATTATGGCCTTCGCACAAGGTTCTCGTTCCAGCCTATCGTTCATTGTGGAAAGCACATTTGGCACGACTCCTGCTGGTAACTTCACAAACTTACCCTTCAGCACACACTCTTTGAACTTAACTAAAGATCGTGTAGCTGGTACTGACATTCAATCTGATCGTATGCCCCGTGTTGACCGTCATGGTAACCGTCAAGCTGCTGGTGATATTGTTGCTGACTTACGTGATGCTGACTATGATGCATTTCTAGAATCAGCTATGTTGTCCACTTGGTCAACTAACGTCCTTAAGGTTGGTACAACACCTAAATTCTTCTCTATAGAAGACTACGCTGCTGACATCGACCAAGCTCGTTTGTTCACAGGTATGACAGTTTCTACTATGGGTGTCTCTCTTGCCCCCAACCAGATGGTAACAGCTACCTACGGTATGGTTGGTAAGGACATGACCATTGGTGCTACTGAGAAGACACAGGATGCTGCATCAGGTGCTGCCCCCTTCGATGCCTACTCAGGTACATTAGCTATCGGTGATGTTGATGGTACACCCTCTACATCAGCTATCGTAACTGGTATGGACTTCACTCTGACTAACTCATTTGCACCTACCTTCGTAATTGGTAGTGACAGTGCGCCACAGTTAGAAGTTGGTCGTGCAGAGATCGAAGGTACTATCTCAGCTTACTTTGAGGATGCAGCCTTAATCAACCGCTTCTTGAATGAGACTGAAACTGAGCTTGAGGTAACTGTGGGTGATGGTACTAACACCATGAAGTTCGCATTCCCACGAGCTAAGATCAATAGTGCAGATGTAGGTGTAGATGGCCCAACTAGCCGTGTTATCTCTATGTCATTCGTAGCACTCTACAATACAGCAGATGCAAGTAACTTAGTTATTACTCGTTCTGCATAAAGTACCCTAGCTAGGGCGGGGAGGCATTGGTGTCGGGTCTGATGTCTCCCCTTTTACCCGACCCGACAACTTTTTACCCGAAAGGAAACTCGACATGGACTTGATGGATTTAAAACCTAAGTCAGATACTATTGAAGTAATCTTGAAACACCCTAACACTCTTGAGCCACTAACTAATGATGATGGTAGCGAGATGACTGTTACGGTACACGCTCAACACTCTAAGGAATATCGAGGAGCTATGCATGAGCAACAAGACCGTAGGATTGATAAGCTGCAGAAGAAAGGTAACAACAAGTACTCCGCTGCAGAACTGGAGACAGATACTATCAACCTATTAGTCAAGGTTACTAAGGAATGGGATATCACCTATGGCGGTGAAAAACCTAAGCTAACCTCAGCTAAAGCTAAAGAAGTATATACTGAGGTATTCTGGCTTCGTAACCAGATCGAGGAGGCACTCTCTGAAAGCTTGGATTTTACCAAGGCCTGATTGACGAACTGCTTGAGTACGCAGAACATGAGTTCTCTCTCAATAAGTCCGGCAAAGATGGCATATCCCAAAGAGAACATTTAGAGCAAGTACAAAGGCAGACTGGTCAGACACCAAAGGAATTAGAAGGCCCCTCTTTTCCACCGTTGGTATCTCACATATGGTCTGCCTTTGCTGCATTAAGCTCTGCAAGAACTAACGGGTTTAGTGGACCTAATCCACTTAGTTACACTGAGATAAAGTCTTGGGTAGAACTGACTAACGCCTCTGTCTCTGCTAGGGATGTAGAAGCAATCAAAGCTTTAGACATAGTTTTCATAAGGACACATAATGGCTGATGTAAAGTTTGACATTGAGGTTACTGGTATAAAGGAGCTGAAAGATGCTGCTGCCAGTTTCGACCGTCTTGGTAAGATCTCTGCCAAACTATCAGCTCAGTATAAACCTTTAGGTGCTCAGACTACAAGACTTGTCCAAGAGCAAAAAAGACTTACAACTGTTCATAAGCAGTTAGAGAAAGCTGTTGAAGACGGTCTTATAACTGACGCTCAGGCTAATAAAGCTATGGCCGAACAAGAGAGGCTGTCTAAAGAGAGAATACTTACAGATAAAACTCTTATAGCTCAGGCTAAGAAGAGGGCCAAAGCTGAGAAAGAACTACAGAAAGAGACAGCTAGGCTTGTTAAGGAATATGCCCCTGCCAGAACTGCCGCTGACTTATACCGAAAGAAGCTTAAGGAAATTGACCAAGCTCTACACCGTAATGTCATTAGTTCTGATGAAGCTGCAAAAGCAACTGCAACTCTTAAAAGAGAGTTCCATCAGTTTACTTCAGGCCTAGCCACTGGTGGTAATCAGTTTGCTAAGTTTAACGTAGAAGCTTATAAAGCTAACCAAAGAACCAAAAGATTTGCTTCTGTAGGTCTACAGCAAGCTGGTTATCAGGTAGGTGACTTTGCAGTACAGCTTCAAGGTGGTACTAACATAGCTGTTGCCTTTGGTCAGCAGATGTCTCAGTTGTTAGGTATCTTTGGGGCGGGAGGAGCTATAGCCGGTGCTGGTGTTGCTATTGCCACTGCTTTCATAGCACCTCTTATAGATGCAAAGAGAAACGCTAAAGGTTTTAATGACACCTTAGAAACTATTGGCTCTACTATTAGCTCTATGGAATCTCTTGGGGATACCTTAAGGGATGTCTTAGTTGCTCCCTTCTTTGAAGGACAAGAAGCTGCTACTTCTTTCTTTACTAGAATAACTCAGGAACAAGAGAAAAGAGCAGGTCAAACAATAGCAAGCGCCTTGGGTAGAAGAACCTATGCAGGTTTATCTGGAAAAGGTATACTCTACGACTTAGAGAAAGCAAGAGATGAACTTGCAAAAGGCACTAAAACAGGTCTCTTTCCTGCTCTGGAAGGTGAAAAACCTGCTGTAGATGTAGAAGGTGTAGCGGCTATAGATGCAGCTATGAAAGATATTTCTCGTGCTGTATATCAAATAGTTGATGATAAAACAGTCCTAAGACCCCTAGAAGAGATTGCAGAAAACTTAGTAAACCTTTCTGAAGCAGGTAGAACTTCTGCACCTACTATACAAAAAGCAATAACAGACCTTATTCAGTCAGATGACGTTTTGTTGGGTATTTATGAAAAAACAATAAGGAAACGTATCGAAGCTTCTGAGGAAGAAGAGAAACTAGCTCAAGCTGCCTTAGAGCGTTCTATGGCTCTTCAAGAAGATTATATAGCTAGAGCACAAAAAGCTCAAGCTGAGGCTATAAAGCAAGACGAGACTGATAAAGCTGCTGCACTAGAGCGCTCTATGTCTTTACAGGAAGCTTTGATAGCTAGAGGTCAAAAGTCTCAAGCTGAAAGAGATGCAGAAAGACAGGCTCAAGAAGAAAGAGCTATGGCTCTGCAAGAAGAGATGATCCAAAGAGGTCAAGAAGCCCAGGCTAAGAGAGATGAGGCTAACCATAAAGCTCGCCTTAAGCACATGGACCTTGAAGCAGCTAAACAGGTTAATCTAGGCTTAGTTCCCTATGGCGTAAGTATGCCTATGATTAGTGGCGCTGTGGCTATTTATAAAGATGGACAAAAAGGTAAGGGTAAGGATAAAGAAACCAAAGACCCTGCAGGAGATGCCTTAAAGAGACTTAAAAACCAGTTAGAATTAGAGACCTTACTGTTAGGTAAGTTTGGTGAACAAAGAGACCTCCAAGGTGAGCTTATACAAGCTCGTCAGCAATATTCAGATGTAGCTACACCAGCACAGATGTTGGAGATAGAGAACACTATCAAAGCTATAGACGCAATGGAGCAGAAGCAACAAGCCTTAGAAGATATTAAAGACAAGTATGAAGACATAGGAAAGACAATAGCTGGTTCTATGGACCAAGCCTTTATGTCTGTAGTCACAGATATAGATATTCTTAAAGACTCTTTTGAGGATATGGCATTCAAGGTAGACAGGATCTTCCAAGATATGGCTAGGGATATTATAGCACACTTGTATCAAGTACTCGTAGTCCAACAAATGGTTCGTGGCTTTGGTGGTATGCTTGGTAAATTTTCTAATCCTATTCTTTCTGCTATTGGGGCTGGTCTTGAGAGTTATGACGGTGGTGGTTACACAGGTTCAGGTCCAAGATCAGGTGGCTTAGATGGCAAGGGTGGTTACATGGCTATGCTACACCCTAGAGAGACTGTCATAGACCACACTAAAGGCCAGTCTACAGGTGGTGATGTAGTTAATGTGACTCAGAATATCAATGTCTCCACAGGCGTACAGCAAACCGTACGTGCTGAGATTAAGCAGTTAATGCCACAGATAGCAGACAGCGCTAAGTCTGCTGTAGTAGACGCTAAGAGACGTGGTGGATCATATGGAAGGGCATTTGCATAATGGCTATTAGTTACCCTTTAAGTCTACCTACAAGTATTGGTATAGCTCAGATAGAACTTAGAGCTACTAATGCTGTAGCTATCTCAAGATCCCCTTTTACTTTCGCTACCCAAGTTCATGCCTATACTGGGCAGTCTTGGCAAGCTGATGTATCTCTACCTAGTATTCGTAGAGACTTAGCTGAAGATTGGGTAGCATGGCTTATTTCCCTTAAGGGTCAACTAGGGACATTCTACTTAGGTGATCCTAATGCTGTAACACCTAGAGGTTCAGCTAGAGACACCGATACGATCTTAGTTGATGGGGCTGTATCATCTGGTGATACAATCGCTATAGATAGCGCACCAGTAAGTCAAACTGATTATCTAAAAGCTGGCGACTACATGCAGATCGGATCTGGCGTAAATCGTCAACTATTTAAGGTGCTAAATGATGTTGATACGGATGGCACAGGTAGCGCTACAGTAGACGTTTGGCCTAATGTGCGAACCAGTATAGCAAACGATGCTGCAGTCACTGTAGAAAATACTAAGGGCATCTTTAGGTTAGCCTCTAATGAGCAATCCTTCAGTATCAATGAGGCCAGTTTCTACGGAATAACATTTGGAGCGATAGAAGCAGTATGAGCCGCACAGTACCATCAGCCTTACTCACTGCGCTTAGTCAGCCAGAGGTTCAGCCATATTATGCGGTTGAGCTTGACTTTGATAGCGCACCAGTTCGCTTATGGACGGGTTACGGTGACCTGACCATTGGCGTCGATACCTATACTGGATCGGGAAACTTGCTTTCCATTGGGGGGCTTGAAGAGGTCAATGATCTATCCGCGAAAAACATAACTCTGACGTTATCTGGTGTACCTTCCAGTTTGGTTTCTATTGCCTTGACTGAGCCATATCAAAGGCGTGAAGCTAAGGTTTACTTCGGTACTACAGATACATCATCACCTATCGAAGTCTTCAGCGGTGTTATGAACACCATGAGCATTGAGGATAGCGGTGAAACAAGTGTTATTACTGTTGCTGTCGAGAGCAAACTGATACGCTTAGAGAAGGCCAGCAATCGCAGATACACCCATGAAAACCATATTTCCCGTCATTCTGGCGATACGTTCTTTTCATTTGTTGCTGACTTACAAGATAAGGATGTCATATGGGGCAGAGAGAGAGCTTAAATCGCTACTTGAAGTCAGTAAGGGATATTCCTTTTGAATGGGGCAAGAACGATTGCCTCACCTTTACCAATAACGCTTACAAGGCCATGTATAATGAAGGCTGGGCTGACGATTGGCTTGGTCGCTATTCACAAAACCCTAAGAGAGACACGCTTAAAAAGGAGTTTGGCTTTTCGACATTTACGGAAGCGGTAGATAGTAAGTTGAAAAGAGTAGAGTATGTGCCGCCATTGGGGGCGCTTGTCACAACTAAGCAAGCTAGTAGATGGATTATAGGTGTAGCAATGGGAATATGCACAGGCACTAAGGCTGTTTTCTTATCAAAGGAAGGTGTGCTATATTTGCCCTTAGATTATATTCACCAAGCATGGGTTAAAGAGATATGAGCAAATACACGCTAGGTGACTACACAATAAAAAACTGGAATAGCTGGGATAGAGTTCCTAGAATGCCAGATGCCATAGCTGCTTATATAATATCTGCAACTGGTGCTACGGGTTTAACAGCGGCAGCGATTACAGTTGGAACTTATATAGCTGTAAGTGCAGTAACCTCTTGGGCATATATGTCCTTGATGCCTAAGCCAGACTTAGGACAGGGAAGTTCTGGCAGTATCCTAGTCAACAGCCGTGAAGCTGCTGCGCCACAAGACTTTGTATATGGTAAAGTTCGTAAGGGTGGTGTTGTTACCTTTTATGAAGCCACTGGCACAGATAACACATATCTACATCAGGTTATTGTGCTTGCCGGTCACGAAGTAAACAGCATTGGCGACATCTACATAAATGATGAGGTTGTCAGTATTGATGGTAACAATCTTGTCACTGGCGATACTTGGCAGAATAAGATCCGCATTAAGAAGCATGATGGATCACAGACTACAGCAGACAGTGATCTAGTATCTGAAACCAGCGTAGACAGCAATTTTAAGGGTCTTGGGATAGCCTATCTCTACGTCAGGTATGAGTATGACCAAGATGTATTTGCTAATGGTGTGCCGCTTATAACGGCTGTGGTTGAAGGCAAAAAGGTATATGATCCTAGAACAGCCACAACGTCATACAGCAACAATGCTGCGCTTTGTATTCGTGATTTCCTGACGTCTTCCTATGGCCTGTCCGATAGCGCCATTGACGATATATCCTTTGCCTCTGCGGCTAACGAATGTGATGAAAACGTAACTCTGGCTGGTAGCGGTACAGAAAAGAGATATACGTTAAACGGTATAGTCAAAGCCGATAGATCACTTGGCGATGTCTTAGGGGATATGGTTACAGCCTGTGCTGGTACTTTATTCTGGGGATCAGGTTATTGGAAACTAAAAGCTGGTGCGTATTCATCACCAGTTAAGACCCTTACACTAGATGACTTGCGTGGGCCTATAAATCTACAGACCCGCATCAGTATGCAGGATAACTTCAATACTGTTCGTGGTACGTTTAACGATGCAGAACAAGATTGGATTACTGCTGACTATCCAGAAATAACCAGCGCAACATTTAAAACTGAGGACAATGGCGAAGAGGCTTTACTAGACCTACAGCTACCCTTCACCACAAGTTCAGCAACAGCCCAGCGGCTTGCCAAGCTAACGCTCTATCGGGGTCGTGAGCAAATGACCTTGAGTGCAGACTTTGGACTTGAGGCATTTCAGATTGAAGTTGGTGACATTATTGCATTTACCAACAGTAGATACGGCTTTAGCGCTAAAGAGTTTGAGGTCATTGGCTGGCGGTTTGCATCGGATCAAGATGCTGGTGACTTGCGTGTTAATCTTACGCTTAGGGAAACATCACAATCTGCATTCGATTGGAATGCTGAAGAAACAGACATCGTTAGCAATAACTCTACGCTTCCAACATTTACATCTGTAGCTGCACCAACAAACCTTGCTCTATCAGCAACTGCTGTTATTAACGATGACGGTATTACCATTCCAGCTATTAAAGCAAGTTGGGATATATCACCTAATGCTTTTGTTCAGTATTATGAAATACAGTATAAGCGCTTAGGCGGCGAAGAAGATTATGACAGCATTGCCGATGCTCATACTGAAAGTGAAAACTGGGGAAGCATTACAGTTACCCCAACACAGACAGCAGAAGACTATGGCTTAACCAATGAGCCTATTCTAACGCCAGATGCTGCATTCACATCAGTCTTTGGCTCATCTAACTCATTTACCATTGAGCCTGTTCTAAATGGTTATGATTATCAGGTTAAGGTCAGAGCTATATCCGCTTTGGGTGTAAGATCACCATTTGCCACAGCACAACTTGCTTCACAGGGTGATACTACTCCACCGACTACACCATCTAACTTGTCTGCTGTTGGTGGCTCTAAGTATATTACAATCACTTGGACAAACCCAGCAGATCAGGATCTTAGCCATATTGAGGTTTGGGAAAACGACAGCGATAACCTTAACACTGCTTCTCTTGTTGGTGAAAGCTCTAGCAGTAACTTTATGCGCCCTAATCTGGCGAACAATATAACCAGATACTATTGGGTACGGGCTGTAGACTTATCACTGAATAAATCTGGCTTTACCTCTAGCGTTAATGCAACAACGCTTCTAGTTACGCCTAATGACTTTAATGATGCAGTCAATGATCTGTTCAGCGAAAGTGGCGCATATGGTATTGAGCCAGTATCTTCTTTGCCAGCATCAGGTGCATTCGATGGCAAGCTTGTTTTGCTTTTATCAGACATTACTATTTACCGATGGGATGACGCTACTTCCTCTTGGTCAACAGAGATATATACAGAAAGCTCTGTCAGTGCTGGAGATGTAACCTTTGCATCATTTGCATCAGGTATTGAGCCAATTAGCATTGTCTCTAGCTTGCCCACCGTCTCAGGTTACACAGGGCCAAAGGTTGTTTTGCTTACAACTGACAACAAACTGTATCGGCTAGACAGCGGCGCTTGGACAACAGCAGTGCCAACCACTGACATCACAGGCACTATTGGTGAAAACCTGTTCAGCGATGATCTTAGACCAGTTGAGAGGGTATCGGCACTGCCAACCACTGGCTTAACTCAGGGTCGCATTGTTCTGCTGACTACCGATAACAAGCTGTATCGCTACACAGGCAATGAGTGGACATCTGCTGTACCATCAACAGACATTACTGGTCAGGTAAACAGTGGTCAGATTGCAGATGCAGCTATTACAGCTAGTAAGATTGGCGCTGATGCAGTCACAACAGCTAAGATTGCTAATGACGCTATAACATCAGATCTTATTGCCGCTTCC